TTTAGGGGCTGCTACAGCTACAGAAACAGCTACAGCCAATCAGAATAACTTGGTGCAATCATTTGCCCAAACTGAGCCTTATTTTGCTGCACATGATTATGTAATGAATCAATATTATCAGGCTCTGCTAGATGCTGCCCAATACATAGAGGGGGCAAAACCTATGAGCACTGTTTCTTATATTACAAATCAGGGGGAAAATGCCTTCTTACAGGTAACAGGTTCTGATATTAAATTAAAAGATTTAAAAATATTTGTCACCTCTCGTCCAGAAGACCAGCAGCTCTTAAATGAATTTAGACAGCTTTCACAGGCTATGATACAAAATGGGGCTTCTGTATATGATATTTCTGTATTATATACCACCAATTCCATCAGACAGATGCAGAAAATATTCAAAGACCTGAAGGATAAGATGGACAATTTAAATGGTCAGCAAAACCAATTAGAGCAACAGAAGCTACAACAACAGGCAGAAATTGCACAAGCCACATTGGAGCAAGAGCAAGCTAATTTTGAAGCAGACCTTGCTATGAGGAAATATGAAACAGATGTAAAAGCTTCTACAGATATTGCAAAAGCTGAAATATCTACATATTTTCAGGCTCCTTCTACAGATGCTAATTCAAATGGAATGCCGGATATAATGGAAATAGCCAACCATTCCCAGAAGGTGGTAGAATCTTTAGCTAAAAGAGACCTTGAACATCAAAAGCTACAGCTTGATTTACAAAAATTCCAGGCAGAGCAAAAGAATAAAAAAGTGGACCAAGCTCTGGCTAAGGAGAAAATTAAAAACGAACAAGCCAGAACAAAAGTGATGGCTTCTAAAAAACCAGCAAAATGATATTACACTTAGCAGGTGAAGTAAATTATAATATGGTTAATGAACTTGTAAAAAGTATAAATACGTTAACAAAAGGAGACATATTAAATATTTACTTCACCTCTCCAGAGGGAGGGTCTGTAGATGTTGGAGAAGCTCTTATAAATATTATAAATTTGCACAAAGAAGTAGTTTCTATACATTTTTATGGGGAAATATTTTGTGAGAGCAGGTCCCCTATTTGGAAACAGGGGAGCCTTTTCTCGGTGGGTTAGAAGAATGGAATCTCTTCAATCAACACTGTACGTGACATATCTTCAATGAATACATCACAACGGTCTTCCATCCAAATGGTGTAGCCAGGGAATTTAGAAGAAGCAGTGAAGCCTTGTGATGCCATAGCACCTAAGTGACTCCTACGTCCGTCTATGTACCCCCATTGCATTGAAGGAGTACCTTCACGCCTTACCTCACGGATGTTATTAATTAATGAGCCATCAGAAGTTGGAGAAACATCAAACACCATAAATACCGGAGTTGATAATTTATTCTGCCCAAATTCCAAATTAGTCTGTGGAAGGTCAAGTTCTTTCAAATGTACCAGTTCCACTTTACCAGTTTCCCTAGTGACCATTGAACTAAATGCGAAGTTATAAACTAAGCTCTGTCCTGCTCCCTGTACAAATTTATCGTTGTCTCCAACATTAAAGGTCAAGCCACTATCAAAGGCGTCCTCTTTAATTGCCTGTTGGAATACGTTAAAACCAGCTTCATTTGTGTACATTTTCACCCTACGTTGGGCAACATCCACCCTACGGTAGAATAAATCACCAAACACACTCCTTAACAAATTAGCAGAGAATTCTCCACGGTTGTAAGGAACATAGTTTCCAGAATTACGCATCCTGTGGTATACACCAGCTGATACTTTTTTAAGTTCTTGTTTGCCTCCATTTGAGCGTACAATCCCTGGTTTGCTCCAAATTGCTCTCTTCACTTTTAAATCAAGCATTTTCTTACGTAACAGGAATTCTACAAATGGTTCCCATTTAATATCATTGCGTGTCATTGGCAATTCATTTCTGCGCTGCTTCATGTACACCATAATATCTAAAGGACGGCCCTGATTATCTTTAAGGATTTTATCATCAGCCCACGCTGTAATTGTGTGTTCAACACCATAGCTAGAGCCAAGGGTTTCAAACATATCAATACGGTCAGCCAATTTATCCAAACCACCCAGGTCCTGGTCAAATTCTCCCAATACTACATCAATGATTTCAACATCAATTCCCTGTTGTAAGAACTGCCTGTTAACAAAATCTGCTGTTGGGTTTGCAGACATCAATGTACATTTATGTAACCAACCTCTGTCATAAGGAGTTGGGTCCTGTGTAATGTAAAAGTTCTGTCCATACATTTTATGTCCTACAGCAATAACGGAATTTTTAGAAATTGGCTGGTCAATAACCACCTCAAATTCCTTTCCATCAATACCGATATAAGGAATGGCCAATGTAGAAGCTGGAACATTTATAATTTTTGGAAACTGAAAAGGCTTTTCAATCTGCCATTTAAATGTATCTGTATTACCACCAATATAGAATGGAGTAGATTTGTTAATCATGTCCATAAAGTCATTGGAATACAATGAGCTCTGGGTGTAAATATCAATCACCTTCTTATCATAAGGGAAGGGGGTTTGGTCATGCTGCAAGCTTTCCAAGTGGTTGCTATCTGTCAATTTGCCAATAGCTCTGCCATCCATAGAGGATACCCTTGCGTATGTGAGGCCGGTAAATCCAGGTATTTGCTGTAAACTCATTTTTGTTTGTTTTTATTTTTAATTTTACCAAACAGAAGGTTCTGTTGTCTGTTTTGTTTTTTGTTTAATATTTTTCTCTTTCTGCGCTAATGAATTGAAAAGCTCATTTGTTTTTGTAGAAATTGCTTTGGCTTGTATTTTTGAAAAATCCCAACCTGCTTTTTCTAAGAGAGCTATCTTTAGCCTTTTTTCTATATTTTCTGGCTTCTTGGTTTCTAAAACAAATTTGTCAAAATCTGTTAAGAGGCTTCCATCTGCTAATTTCCATTTTTTTGTAACCAGAAAATCATATGCTTCCTGCATTACTTTGGGAGAAATTGGAAGGCCATCAATATCTTTTCCTTTTCCCTTCTCTTTCATCAGTCCCAAAAGACTGTCTTTATACACTTGCTCTATAGCAGCTTTATTCTTTAATTGCTCTTCAGCTGCTGCTGCAACATCTGCGGCTTTCTGCTTGTCTTGTTCCAGAAGCTGCGGGTGGAAATCTTCAGCTTCACTTTGCAATTCAGCTATATCCTTCAGTCTCTGTATCTTAGTATCTATTTTTTCTTCAGGGACGTTTGCACGTTTATAAAACTCCCTAACTACTTTCTCCTGATTCTTTTCCTGTGTAAGGTCCAAATTCTCAAGAGCTTGAGCCTGATTATATACTGGGAGGTATTCTTTAGGGTCAACTCCTTTTATAAAAATAGCATCAAATAACTCTCTGCGGTCTTCCCCATGTTTTTCCAGGAATTCTTCCACCCACTGAATTCCCCCCTTTTGTTTCTCCCTATTTAATAGGGCCAGAAGGTCTTCTCCAGTTTTTGCAAGAACAGGCTCTTCATCCTCATCTGCTGTAAGAACATTTAATTTATATAGTTCCTCTGAGAAAGATTCAAATTGATTTCCCTCAGGAGCTTCTTTAGTTTTTTCTTCTTTTTCCTCTTGCTCTTCTTCCTCCTCTTCTTCGTCTTCCTCTCCTTCAGAGAAAAGAGTTTCTACCATTTCTACAGCTGATTTAGTTTTTTCTTCTTCCTTTTCCTTCTCTTTTTCTTTAGGTGCTTCTTTTTTCTTTTCAGCAGCCTTTTTCTTTTCTTCTTCCTCGTCAATTTTCTCTAACTCTTTAGGGGCTGCTACAGCTACAGAAACAGCTACAGCCAATCAGAATAACTTGGTGCAATCATTTGCCCAAACTGAGCCTTATTTTGCTGCACATGATTATGTAATGAATCAATATTATCAG